AATTTTATATTATTTTGGAATAAGTTTATTAGGAAACTTAATATGTGTTAAGTTATATTTAGACACCGTATAGATAAGACGGTGTATTGTAGTTTGTGTATATAAATATACAAATTTATAAAAAACTATAATATTTTTTTCTTAATATTTAATTTTTTAAAATCTTCTTTAAGTAATTTATCATACCACTTTGTTTTCAATAATTTTTTACCAGCCTTAGATAAATCTTCTCTTTTAGCTAAATTATACAACATACAAGGAGCCATTTTTCTTGTGTCAACACCTGAAATGTTAAAATCTTCAAATGGTGAAAAACATAATATTTTAATATCTCCCATACCTTCTTCCCTTATTTGTTCATTTAGGAATTTCTGATATGGTTTTCTTTTTATAGTTTTTAGATTATCACCGATGTGTAATATCAAACCAGTTTTATATTTTGATTCATTCCATTCTCTCACCATATCTATTAATGATTTATCCATTTGTGAATTATATACAATGAATTGAATATTATCGGTGTGTAGGTCTCCTTGTATGAAAGGACAGATTGGCATATTATTGAAATTTGGATGTGGGGTTTGTAAAAAGTCCAAATATTCAAATAATTTATTAATTATTTGCTCGTGTGTATTAATAATTTTTTTGTTCTTTTTGATTCTTATATT